GTAGATGTGGGAAAGCCTGTCAAACAAGTGAGGGCCTGTATCACAACCTTCCTTAATCACGGCAAGCCCCTGCCGCTCTGGTTGTTCGAAGGCGGGGGAGAGACGCTGGATACAGGTATGAAGGTAGCGGCCCCAATCTATCGCCGCATCTACCACACTTGGGCCTGCCACATTATCACGTAGCCAGGCGCACATCACCAATACCGTCTTTAGTATCTTCTCCGGGATACGGGCGGCCATCGTCCGGGCGAAAGGGGTGGACTTTATCTGAACCTGGGTAAACTTATTGTAGAACACAGCCCATACATCACGGGCTTGTTCGTCAAGCTGAACCTCACCCTCAAAGTCCAGGATGGGAGTCCACTTAAACTCAGACCAGTCAGGCGGGGGGGGCCAATCTTTTTCTTGCCGAGGGTCGCCCAACACGAATACCATACGGTTTCCAAAGCCTGCCATCAGGTCGGATGCGGTCAAGTAGGATTGGAGCCACTCAATCGTGCTACCACTGAGGATGGTGAGGAAGATGTTCTCTACCACTATCGGGTCATAGCGGGTGTAGTTGCCGGCGGTGGAGGGGCAGCTATACAACTCCACTATCCGGCTGAGAAGGTCGGCGGCAAAATCCTGACGCTTCTTACTCAGGAGAGCGGCCATCTCATCCAGCCATAGGAGTGCCCTCCCCCCGCCAGTCAACATAGCCTGGAGGAGGCCCTGTTGGGTCGTTACATTACGGGTTGGTGGTATATCGCTAACCCCCCGCATGGACTCAATGCCGAGGGACATCGCCGTGGACTTGTGGGTTATACTGCTATCGCCTACCAAGCAGGTGTAGTAGTTGGGGTATATGGGCGTGGCGTATCGGATGCTGGTGCGCCGTCCCAACAGATGACCACTCAGGGTTAGGAAAGTTGCGTAGACGTAAGCATATGGGTAATTACTCACCCCTGCCACGGCATCTGCATAGCTCTCTGCGGCGGAGAACCACCCCCGCCGGGACATATCGTAGTCCATTACTCTCCGATGTCGAGATACGGCGCTATCTCGGTAAGGGTGGGTCGCACATGCTCAAAGAATTCGTTAAATTCGGCAGGAAATAGAACCGCCGAAATTACAAGGTATTGGTGGATTCCCACCATCGTGTCAGCGCAGTATGCGTGCTGGGCGATTCCCTCACATCCGCTCAGGCCATAGAAGATACCCAGAGCGTGCGACTTTTTAAGGTTTACGTCCTTTGTCACATCGTTGAGTTTCTGGGCGTTATTGTGGATGAAAACTTCGATTTCACCCCGTAACCACTTTGCCTTGGCCTGGATTTCCTTCAACTGGATTTCATTGATTTCCATGCTTCTCCTCTCTATAACTCTCTATATGAGAGTGTGTAGTCCCCACACTTACACTGTCGTTCGGTGTATGTCATCCGGTCTTTTATGTCACACTTAAATACCTTATGTTTGTGACCGAACAGTAGGCACCACAGCACTCTGGGGAATCGGCCTCTGATATGATGTTCCTCAGTCAAGGGACTTCGCTATCTCGGCGGCCTTCTCCACCGCCTTTGCGTATTCCAGGGCCATGTCGGGGGTTAGCTCCCGTTTGCTTGACAAGTATATCTTGGAGGGTAGTAACCCATTTGTCCCCCTCCACTTTGCCACCATAATGAAGCTATCGTTGTTAAACGGGTATAGGTAATAAACCCTCTCCCCCCGCCCAAACTTTACATCCTCAATAAGCATTGCTAACCTCCTCCACCTTAAATTGCTCGCCACAGTAGCATGTGGGGACTCCCACAGAAATCCACTGCCGGGTGGTGCGGATGATATAGCCACACTCGCACATTAGCTTGACCATACGGGTGGTCTGCTTCTTCTGTATAGCAGACGGGTCAAGGCTGGCATGGGGGTATTGGCCAAGCTTATCTGCTATGGCATCCAGTTTCAGGGAGAGGTCATCACCGACATTACTCTTGGTAGGTTTGCCCACCATACCCACAGAGCAGAATACCTCACGAAACTCCTTCTTGTGTCCATACTCTACCCCCACTACGGTATGGCATAATTCATGCACCAAAACAGCGATGATTGTTCCCGGCTCGTCCACCTCCGGGGATATAAAGATTTCGTGGGTCTCGTCATCGCTGGAGAGGGGACTCCAACACTGACCAGTGGCCTTGCCTTTGGGCCACCCACACGATACCCTCACCTTTTCCGGCACCTTCCCCTCAAATATCGGCCTTATGAGGTTTACCGCCTCGGTCAACCAGGACTCCCGAACGGTGTATTTCATTCTTCCCCCTCTTCAAAATCTTCGCACTCACAGTCCCAGGATATATGTATTGTGTGTAATGCACATCTTTTCTTATCATTGTTTACACACTCTATAAATTCACATATGACATTCATAGCACTCTCGCTCCTTTCATACTGCGGTGGGCTTGACGCAACTGTTTCAACGCCAAGTCGTATTCCTCTACCGCTCCGAGGTATTCCCCCCGCAACTTACCTGCGTGGTTGTGGGAGATAGTGAACAATTGCCCTCTGGCCTTTCTTGCTACTCCGAGAGCCATTGCGTATTGCTCTCGTTTGTGTTTGAGACACTCCCACGCCTCCTTGATACGGGTGAGGGCGAGGTCAAAGTCACCCATCGTTTTGGTGGTGGACTGGAAGGTTTTCATTACACTCCTATTGTCTCATGGATTTTGGGGATTGTCAAGACATGGATATTCTTTTCCGGTTTTGATGGGGAAACCCCTATCTGACGATTTTCCCCCTTAGTTCTTCTCTTCCGGTTTTGGTGGTCTAATGTTGTATCTGACCCTTTTTTGCCCCATCATATATAGTAAAAAAAAACTATAGGACATAAATTACTGCTTTGGTGTGAGGATAACCCCATCAAAAGTAGTAATAAAAGTCTCAAGAGGGAAACTCTGCCTGCTCAGTCCGGCAGAATTGCCCGTATCTCAATCTCTATTACGTGGGGTTGACCGAGCGTATCCCACACCTTCTTACTGATGTAGGGGTAGGGAAAGTCGTGGTTGCGTATGGCCTCCCCCTTCCCCGTAATAGCCACGAACCGCACCATCCTGGCCGTGAACGTATCCAACTCGTATCTATACTTCATTTCTTCCTCCACACCTTTAGCGACCAGAAACCAAACTCACCCCCTGACCAACGCACCTTGAATCGTGGGTTCCGTAATGGGAAGTGTCCCGGAGTTCTTTCGGTTTCCTCCAAACACACCCCATTCTCATTGCTTGGGTTGAATGTCGGCCCATTGATATATCCCATAAGTTTATCCCAAACCTCAATGAATCCACCCAATTCTCTCACAGTGGGTTCTACCCTCTCCCATCCATCCCCCACTATGTGGGGGCGCACCTCCCCCCGCCACACCTCTTTCTCGTTAACCATTACCTTAAACATTAGACTCCTTTCTTTTCCACACCTCTAACGCCTCATCCCACATTTCGTCCATCATCCAGTCATCAAAGTCGTCAGAGCGCCCATCCATGCTCTTGGCCCTCCCCCCGCAAAGCTCACACACTCCTACACTGGGTCGTATAAGGTTCCCGCAAGCGCACAGGAATTCACTCACCGAGCCTCACCATTGAGTCCTCTGAGAAACTCGTTCGTCCACCCACTTGCTATTGATGTCGTAAAGATTCTCCCCAAGGCATAAGCGTCATCAAGGTAGTCTTTCCACTCACCACTAATGGATTTTATCTCTTCGTTGGATGACAGGAGAGGAATGTGGATAGGCCCCTCATAATATGTTTGTTTGCAATGCTCACATGTCTTTTTCACTCTATCCTCCTTATATCTCAGATTTGTTCTCTACATATCTCAGATTTGTTCTCTACTACCTCCTCAGCTTCCCTCATCAGAGCCACGTCGGAGTCTGAGATTCTATATTCTATGCATTCTATTCCGCCGATGATGGAGAGTAAGCCCTTGATAATACGCTTACTCTCAGTATCACGTAGTTTATGTAGCAGGTCTTTGAGGGAATAGGTTGTTTTGTTTCCCAACCCAATTCTCTCCTTAGACATATCATAGGTGTGGATAAACGCCCCATTTGGGTATTTGGAGACATCAATCTCTATCCCCCCAATATCCTCCTCTACATATGTGGATGTTATATAGCTGTATTTCACTCTATCCTTCTTAATTTCGCTTTGCACAGGTTAACCAGGTCACGTGCTGCCTGCACTTTATCTTCATCGCTATCTGGATTTGACCACCTGTCATACGGTGCCCCGTCATCGTAACAATGACGGTAATTACCCCAATCAACTGGGCACGCACGGCAGTGATAGCAGTCGTGGTCAACTAATGAGGCGGCGTATCCACACAGGAAACAGTCGTTCTCAACCTCCTCTTCCCATTCGGGCCACTCTCTCTTCCCACAGTGGGGGTGGTCTGCTAACCACTCCCAAAGCTGTATAGTTTTCCGTAGTGCTTTTTTCATTGTTCTCCTTTCAACCATCTGGGCAACCTCAATCCATCAATCTTATTTGACTGGGGTATGTTTAAACAGAGTATAGGTTCTCCTTTCTTCAAGTGGGATGATGGGAACCCGTATGCCTTCGCCCGTTCTGGCGAGTCTGTCTCCAGGACGATGGTAGCATGTGCGCCCCGCTTCCACGTAAGGTCGTAGTCAAACATCGCCAGAAGAGTCGCCTGTAGCTCTGGGGGCAGGCGGCGTAGGTTATGGCGCTGTTTCCGAGTGACCCTTATAACCCTCTTCTGAATAACCCTTTTCTTCATGGTTCTCCCATCCGCAATCTCTGCATTGGAACCACCTGCCCAGTATCCCTATGTAGATGTAACCACCATAAAACATATCATCGTCTACATCTCACGCACAGGCCGCCCTGTGTGTAGGTGCCACATACTGGACACTTGGAGGTCTGACTATCGTAGGAACAGGCGAATGCTACCTTGTCTGCCAACCTCCTCCACCTACACTCTCCAGGTTCGTATTGGCAGTATTCTACATGCTTACACTTATTGCATTTCAACACTGTCATCCTCTACGATGATGGTTCTGTTACCACCAAGCTGGAATTGCTCTGCGGCTTTACGGGCACGGGGGTAGTCCACAGTCTGAAAAACCTTTTGGGCTAACCACCTATCCCCCATAGCATTTTTATTGATAATGATGATGATTGTCATTCCTCTCAACCCTTTCCCAATGTTCTTTTATGATACGGTAGTATGCGTGTTCTGCATGACCAAAGTCTACATGAACGTCGTAGTTGGGTTTGCACCTCACACAATAGTATTCTTGTATTTTAGCATCCTTGATTGCGCTCTCAGTAGTAACCTCGTGCATCTTGGATTGAATAACCCTCCGCACTTAACACACTCCCTATATCCTATATATTCGGCTTTCATTTCTTCTCCGCCACCCACCCAAATCCAGCAAGGAATGGTCGGAATGACCACCCCTGCCTGAGTAGGGCAGCAGCGAAGCTGCTTACCCTATACTCTTCTGTGAAGGGGAGTTTAGCTCTGCCTACAAGTGATGCGTTCTTGCCGACTCGTATAACGATTTCCCCATCAGCATGGAAGCACTGGATTAACATTATACCCCCCTTGATGTTATTTTGAAACCATTAGTGACAAAGAACACCTCTTCCTCACCAAGCCGGTGCATCTCAGAGCATATCTCATTGAAGTTTATACCCTCATGCACCACCTCTACTACAAACACCGGCTCCACCTGGTTATGCCAGTGTCCCTCAGCGAAGTAGACGGTATATCCCCCAGCTTCCCTCATAATATCCGCAAGTTGGGCCGTCAACTTGTGGTATATCATGGCAGGGATATACAACCGAGTTGTGCTTACCCTGACACCTTTCATTTCTCCACCACCTTTCTTATCAGAGCCTTGAGGTCTAATTCCCTCTCCGCTACTATAAACTCCATAAATGTTGCCATTGACACCGGTGATGTCACCGTCCTCTTTGCTGCCGCCCGTATATCCCACTTGACAGATTTCCCAGAGAATGCTGTCTGGGCGCAGAGTATGGCAAATTCTACCCTCTGCTTGGTAGTCACTATAGGCACGTTCACCTCACATATAGTAGTTACCGCCTTAGCCCCAAACTTCGTGCCGTGGTCAGAGTATACTTGACCCTCCACCGCTATCTCCCACATCCTTTTTCCGTAGCCAAACCTTCCGTGCATAGGATTGAAGATTTCGGCCAGGTGGGGGTCGTCATAGAAGTGGATGAGGTCGGCAGTGCAAAACTTATGCTCTGACCCGACCGCTATGTGACGTATGCCCGGCCCCCATTGGGTGAACCCATAAGTCTGACCCTTGGGGTCGGTAAGTTTATAATACATAAAAACCCCCTTTCTGTTTATATCATACCGTTAAACAGTCATCTTGTCAAGTCATATCTACTCCCTTTTTACACACGGACGTATATACTCTTCCAGCATTATACGAACGGACTCTTCATTCCCAAGTGCATGCGTGTATGACCCAATGCAATGCTCTATGTAGTGAAACTCAGATTCGTTTATGGGTGACAGTCCCCTCACTGCCAGTATCCACGCCGCTATCTCACACGATACGGTTTCCAGGCAATTCCACCCATACCCATTAGGGATAGGCAATTCCGTGTGGGCAATCTCATGGGCAAGGTCAACCCTGAGTTTATCAGCCCTGGAAATATCTGGCCTGGGCTTTGCGCCAAGGGATATTATATATCCCCCTTCTATATAGCTTATAGTTGAGTTGTTGTTAATCCGTATTCTCAATAATGGACAACCTGACAATCATCATACTTCGCATCACGTTTGTCATAGCACGAAATATGTGATATAAGAAACCACCCCTCATCCTCCGAACACCAGAAACCATCTTCGTCTACGGTGCCGAGAGTTGTGCCGATTGCCTTTCCTTCAATTGGTTTACCACAAATCGTGCAATAGGTTTTCATTTCTCCCCCTTTTTTCTCTTTACACTGAGAGCATAGTTGTTTGCCTGAACATATCTTACATCCAGGGACTCCATACTACCTTACATGACTACACCTCCATACGTATTTGGGCGGGGGGTGCCCATAAGAAACTATGCGACTCCACATGACCCCGTTTCCAGTCCCAGACCGCCCACTGGTAGACAAACGGGGGGAGTCCAACCTGTGCGGCTTCCTTCACCACCAGCGATTCCGCACGCTCATAAGCGGGAAGTGAGTTGGCTTTGACCCCCAACAATTGTAGCATGTGAGTGTCAAGGCACACGACATCGCTTTCAAGGGGCTTCCATAGGGCCAAGGCGAAACTCAACTTGGCAGGGCCAAGTCCTGGTAGCTTATATTGACGGCGATACTCCGAGAACGGCAAGGCGGGGGGGGGAATCGGGGTCTCACGCAGCTCCATAAGCAGGGCCGCCTTCCTGTATCCGGAGCCGCAGGGTTTGAGGGCGACGATGATGTCATGTGCGGTCTTAGCTACCAGAGCACGTTGCCACGCCGTAACTGCGGATTCCAGGGTGCAATGGGCACTGATTAGGGCAAACTCAAACCGCTCACGTAGTGTGTATGGGCCGGCCTGGAGTCCCCCCGCATATGAGAGATACCGCTCTCTCTGGTGGTATGCCCATTCCTGGCGGTCAATCGTCGCTATCAATTAACACCTGCTTGTGTATGTCAGTAAATTTGACGTATCGGGAGTCAGTTGTAGTTAGAATACGGACGGGGATTAGACCGTATTCGCTACAGAAGTTTAGGCACCGTTGGATTGATGCGCCCGATACGCAAAAGTCGTCAACGATGACAACCTCCGTGCCCACTGCTGGATTATCTCCGGCATGTAGAGAGTGCGCATTCTCACCAGCTTTACGGATGTAAAGGTGGTTGAGTTCTGATAATACTACCATGGCGCTGGCAATGGCACAGCCGGAGGAACCCGTAGATACGATGTAGTTGACGTTGGGCGGAATATGTAGTAGATAGGCTTTTGCCCACTTTTCCAGGTCGTGGCAGTATAGGGAGTGTCCATATTCAAGACGCATCAGTCCCCCTTCGCTATGATATAGTCCATACGGGCTTTAGCTTCCCGTTCCTCTTTGTCCAGCCACCAATGGGAGTGCAATGCTCTGTGGCACGGATGACACACATAGCGGCTAATCTGGTAGAGATAGCTTTCGTGGTGACGCACCCCCTGTGTGGTTTCCATACCGCACTCTGTGCATACCGTGCCCATCATAACCCCATCATGCCGGATACGGGCCTTTCGCCGACTTTCACATTCCCGCTTTTGACGGCGGCGGTCGTCCAGATTCCGTGCGTCATGGGCACGGGAGTATTGGCGGTTGTAACCTGGGGGTTTAGGCACTGGGCACCCATAAAGGGTTGCCGTTGGAGAGGGAAACGGTAGCCAGGGGGTCACACCACCTACATGAGCGGATACCTTGGCCTTGGAGAATCTCACCTGGCGACAGGTGATGACCACAGCATTTACACATTTGAAACCATCCTTTCCCAAATCTTTGGATAACGCTTTATGCCATCCACACTTTCAGGTTGCCCCCATCACTGCGGTGGACATGTTGGAGTGACCACAGACGGTGAATCTTGCGGGGATATTGGGCCTGCGGGATGTCAAGGCTTGGAAGCACTTCCACACGCCGTTTATGTCCAGAATAATCCGGCGCATCGTTCCCCCACACTTGGGACAAGTTGACTCTAACATCGTTAACCCCTTTCTGCCGTTTAAACGGCTTTTGACTCTATGGTATCAGACTTTCAGGATGTTGTCAAGTCCCTACCTTAGGACATTGACGCTATGGCCGTATCGTATAGGCGCTGGAAGCCGTAGCCGGCGTATACCTGTGCGGCTGGTGATTGCCAGGATTTTATGGGAGTCTCTTCGGATGCGTCCTGGCCGCTACTCTCGTAATCCGCAAGGCAGAACATGTTGAACCAGCCCAGGTTGGGGACACGTTTCATCCAGTCGGATGTCTGGTCATAGGTGTCAGGTGCTTCACCATCAAGACCCACGATGATGTTGGGGCATACGAGCATACCCGCTCTTGCTACCATGTGTGTGGCGACATCTATTAAAGACTCGGTAGCGGGCTTGCGGTAGATACGGAGAATAGAGTTGTTGTAGCTTTCAACCCCTATCTCTACGGCGATGACGCCCATGCGTTGCCACTCACGCATGGTATCCATGCCCATCTTGACAATCTGGGTAGCGGTGGTTTGGACTACAAAGCCGGCGGGGTGTATCCAATCGTTGATAGTGGCTATGTAATCCCAGTCACACTGACCGAAAGTCTTGTCGTCCATGTAAACAACGCCTACCTCACGGCTGTAGAGGGGCATTAGTTGGTCATAGATACTGGATATACTGTTCTTTACGGCGGGGTGTGGCACTGTGCAAAAGGTGCATTGGTGGTTGCATCCCGTAGAGAGTTGTAGCCGGACACCGTTGAGGACAGGGCCGTTGCGGGGATAGGCACGGGAGTTGTAGATTTTAGGGCGCGGTTCACCCTGTAGGTAGGCGATTGTGGCTATCCCCCCCTCTATGGTGTCAAACCATGTGACATTGGGGCCGCCTATGGGTTGACAATACCCCCCCAAGTAGAAGTGGGTGTTTGGTTGGGATATTGTCAGGTATTTCCAGTGGTTGCGGTTGGCTTCCATCACGCTGCCCAGGACGATGTTGTCGGGTATGGATTCCCATGTGTCAAAAAGGCGGAAGTTGGGGTGTTTCATGTAGGGCATAAGGCGGGTGGCCCAGGTGGGAACGTCCCAACACCCTGTGGCAAAGGGAAGGTAGCCGTGTTTGGCCTTTGCCGCAAGGTGTGCCCTTATGTATTTCCCCAGGGTTGTATTGCCTTGTGACTGTGCTCTGATTTGTGCCAGTATCATGTTTTACTTCCCCCTTTTCCACACTACCTTACCTTGCCACAGGCAGTATTCGGGATGGTCATAGAGGATGTAGGGTTGGGGCTTGTCATAAGCCCATAAATCCCCTTCGTCGTCCACTACTACCCATGGTGTTTTATCCACCCCAATCGTAAGGGTGCCGTGTGTATATCCCACATACCCCACTTCCAAGTCCTGGAAAAACACTACTTCCCCACTCCCAAGTAGCGCCACATCCAATGTTTCAAACTTTACCATTGTGTCCCCCCTCTTGTTTCCATGTGATTATCATACGCTTTCCTCCCTCAGAAGTATAAGCAGTCCCTTACCGTTAGTAGCGATGATGGTATCATCCTTCTGTAACTCAAAGGGATATGGGACGCCGTATCTTGACGCCGCTTCCTTCGTCAGTGAGACCCACATCAGGCGGGTAGCGTGTAGGTGCTCAAGTTTGGAAATGAATTCGGGAGTGATGCCCAAGTCATTCTTGTTTTGTTCGTAGCGCACTACATCGGCGGCGCTACCATTGTGGATGAATCCCGTGGGACTACGCCAAACTATCATGTTTACCCCTTTCTGACCTGTTTTTCAAGGTCAACCATAGTTTAAACGGTTTGTGGTGGTTTGTCAAGTCCCTATTCAAGCCATATCTGGGGTCAAACTCTTCACGTGAGGTATATGGCGGGGGGACACCCAGGTGCCTATGTGCGCTCAACCCTAACGTATGATACGACGGTAGCATGTGAGCGATGATAGCATGTGAGTTGCGAGCTACCCATTACGTATAGCGGGAATGATAATCATTACTATTATTGTTGAGAATGGCTCGCAACAAGGCGGAAAGAGTTGGAATATGGTGTGAATATTCCGTATCTGGTTATTGCCAAAATGGGAAGCGTTTGCAAGAGTAGGAAGCGTTATTAACGGGCATGACGTTATTAGGGATGTTGACAAGGCCTGAGAATGGACTATACTTATGGCAGGTTCAACGCAACTTAACAAGCGAATACGGCAGATACGGCCAAGTGGGAATTGACGTATGTCAAGGAAAGGGGGTTAGGGCTACCCACACTGCCAATAGAAAGGGGTAAAGTGAAAAAGCAAGCTATGGTAGACCAACCATATCAACGCTGTGGAGTCCACGGTTGGCATCTGGGGCATATCTGCCCTTGGTGTATATCCAATGCCAAAGGGGTTGCGGCCACGCTGGCGTGGTGTCGCCGCATAGGATATAAGGGGTAAGCCATGCGGTCAATGACAGTAGGTGGCTACTGTGATGTGCATGGCAATTTCAACGGTTTCCTCACGTGTCCATATTGTGCTAAGGTTAAGGCGCATGTGGACGAGTCCAAAGCAAAGGCAAGCGCTATGCTACGAGAGAGCAAGCGCATAAAGAAAGGGGTTACAATGGCAAAGAACAAGGTCAATGCAGAAGTAAAAGCAGAAGTAAAATCTGAGCGTAACCGCAAGCTAAAAACCTATGTGGCCAACCTGGACGGTGACCAGGATGCGGCCTATCAGGCGTTCAAATTACTGGAAAAAGAGCACAAGGCGGAGGTTGCCATCCTGCGCACGTTCTGGAAGTCACACTACCTGAGCGTAGGCCACCGGTGCCTTGGTAAAATGCTCGTAGGTAACTTCGGTAAGGTGGACAAATAGCGTGGACATCGTCGTTACCGCTCTCGTGTTTGCGATAGTGTTCCTTGGCGTGCTGGCTATAGCCAGTCACCGCTAAGCGGGGGGGGGCAGTAGTCGGGTTGCTGCCCCCCCTTCCTTTGCCCAGCGTTAATGCGAATGATAATGGGAAGCATTGGCAATACCCATATCTGTTTAGGTATGGGGGGGGTTGGGTCACGACCTCTGTTCTATATGGGGGGGCTTGTCTGGCAATTACCTAAATTATTTTTTGATTTTTAGTCCGAATTTGAAGTTGCGTTTAAACGCACCGAATATCCCCCGCTTCATCCGCTTCACCTCTTTGGCCTTCAACTCTTGTCCCGTTAATCCCTGTGTAGGCACAAAGGGCATACTCCCACCCCGCTTCAACGCCTCCCGTATTACCAGGTCTGCCCCCGTATATGTCTGTAGTCCGCGTGCCATACTCCCATTATACCACCGGGGGCTTGACAAATTCCTCCAGGTGTGTTATACTCATGCTAATGAGTAGTATTACAGTCTCCAAGGGCCAACTCGCCGTCATCCGGTCGAAGATGGCCTATGACTACCTCCCCACCGCTCTAAACCGTATCATCCTTGCCATGTCAAGCGCCAATGAGCGCATTGCCCTGGAAGCCTCCAAGTGGATGGCCGAAATGGTGCTGGGTAAGCCCCGCCAGGTGGAGGAGGACACCGCCTCCGATAAGGAGACCGCCCTGCTCCTGGCTAAAACCCTACGCCAGGTTATCGAGAACACCTCTCCCCACGTTATCGATGTAGTCCATCGGGGTATTCTTAACTCCCCCCCCGCCGTGGAAGAGTTTGATGGCTAACACCACCCGTGAGCAGACCCAGGAATATGCTCAATGTGCTGCCGACATGTGGCATTTTATCTCCACCTACGTCTACATCCTCGACCCCGAAAAAGGTGTAATCAAATTCGAACCTTGGCCCCACCTCAAAGTCCTTGTCGATACTATCCTCTCTAATGACAGAGTAGTTATCCTCAAAGCCCGACAAATAGGTATTACCTGGCTTATATCCTGTATTAGTTTATGGTATTGCCTCTTCCGTGTTGGAGCCAATATCCAGATGTATAGTAAGGGTGAGAAGGAGTCCAGCGACATCCTCGCCAAAACCAAATTTGTTTTCTCCCGCCTTCCCGGATGGATGCAACAACCCACTGGCAAATACAGCGATACCAGCGTAACCTTCCCCACAATGAATAGCATCGTCCAATCATTCCCGGCCACCGAAGATGCCGGACGTGGTGGTAGTGCTACCCTCGTAATTCTTGACGAGTGGGCCTTCCAGAAGTATGCACGCACGAACATTTCCAGTATCCTCCCCCTCGTGGAGCACGGCAAGCTCATAGGCATTAGCACTGCCAATGGCAAGGGCAATCTCTTTTATGAAACCTACGACAAGGCCCTGCGGGGGACTAACTCATTCCTCCCCGTCTTTATCCCCTACACCGCCCGACCTGGCCGCACCCACGAGTGGCGTGAGAAACAGAAACAGGATATGCCCACATACCTCGCCCTGCAAGAATACCCTGAACAAGAGAAGGAAGCCTTTATCATCGCTGGAACCTGTATGTTCAAGGTCGATGCCCTCAGCGACATGCCTATACGTCCCCCCGCCACTACCCTCGGCTATATGGAGATATACTCCCACTACGATAGCACCCACAGCTACATAGCCGGCATCGACACTGCTCTTGGTATAGAGGGCCGTGACTATAGCGTAATGCAAGTAATCGATATAACAAGTGGCGAGCAGGTCGCCCGTATACGCACCCAAATACCCATAGAACAATTTGCTGAGGTAGTAGCCGATAGCGTAGAATACTACAAAGCCCGTGTAATAATCGAGGAGCAACCCCAGGGACGTGTTATCCACAAAACCCTTATTGACCGCAAATACCCGACCCACCTTATCTATCATCGGAGCAAGAATGTTCCGTGCTGGGCTACATCCGTTACAAACCGTGCCCGTATCCTATTCGAGCTTGAGACTGCAACACGCACAGGCACCCTCATCCTCCACTCCCAAGAAACAGTCGATGAGATGCTCTCCTTTGGTTATAACGAAAAGGACAACAAATTCGAGGCCCTGAGCGGCCACGACGATGATGTTATGGCCCTTGCCCTCGCAAACCACTTGGCCCATGCTGAACCCCCCCGCATGACCGACTTTACTACCAAGAAATACATTCCCTCATTCCACCTTACCGGATGGCGTGACATCAATTGGAAGAGCAGTGACCCCTTCAAACATGTAAACGTAGAGCGTTGCCCAGAATGTAAGGGTATGAGATACTCTAATAAGGGGCCATGCGAAGTATGTAGAGGCGCAGGAGTATGCCTAAGCAGTCGTTAATAATGGATAACTTGGAACAGACAATCCTTGCCAACTTCTGGAGATGTCTACGGGATGACCTTACGGGTTGTGGATGCACCTCCGATAGTCTACCCAACCCATACAGGAGACTTCCCTACTCTGAGCGTGCTATGATAGAAAGGGATATGCTACAAAAAGACGCCCTGGTTTTCCTTAACACCAACGAATTCGACATATGGGCCAGAGCATCAAATATAGAACCCCAGTATATGAGGCGGATGCTTATGGAGGAGTATAATGATAATTCTCAGAGATAGGGCTGACCTGGTTAATCTCGACCAGGTAATGTCCGGCCACTTTGCCCCCCTCCACTCTGAGATACGCAATGACGATAAGTATTACGAGTTAGACTTTCGAGACCAGCTAAACCTACCTCGACAGTTTGAGGCACATGCTGTTGTTCTCCCTACCCTTCGCAACGTCATAGCCTCTGCCACAGAGCATATAGCCCCCATATCCCGGAGGGTTGTAGTCCCACGTCGGCGTATCGATAAACCTGCTACCGAACAGTCAAAACGCCTACAGAGGTTCTATGAGTCTCTTCTCACCTACCTTGAGAGACAAGGCCCCGAATCCATATACCATTCCGCAGCCCGTCACCTATGTATCTACGGCATAAGCGTGCTGAAATTCGGCTACGATGCTACCAAGTGGCAAGCCGAACCAAAGCGTCGGGCCAGTGAAAGCGACGAGTCTTTTAATGAGCGCCGGGCAGAGTGGCGTGTGGAGCGGGGGGAGGTAATGCCGTTCTTCCTGGGGCAAGTCCACCCAATAGAAATCATCTTTGACCCATTCAATGACCCGCCGGAGTGGGTTATCCAACGTAGCCAGAAATATGTCTACGATGTCCGCAACCTGTATCCCGAATGGCCCAACTCCTCGAACAGGCGTGATACCGAAAAGGTAGAGACGGTCGAGTATTGGTCGAAGTCTCAACGTGCTGTTTTAGTCAATAATGAGGCTACTTGGGATGAGTCTAAGGGTATCACCAAGAACCGTTGGGGTATCGTTCCCTACATAATAGTAGGTTCCGGGTTCGGACATGACAACTGGCAGCACGAACCAGAACACAAATACGTCGGCCTCATCCGATTCCTCCGGGACGTTGCTATCTCCGAGTCCCGCTCCTTCTCTATGGAAGACATAGTAATTAAGGTATCGGGCTGGCCCATCCGTGTGGCAGAGGGCGAGCGTGCCAATGAGATGCCGAACCTCCGACTCGAATTCGGCGAGATTCAGCCCCTTCCCCCCGGTGTAACTATCCGTGACCTTAGCCCCGAAGTCCCCCCCAACATTGTCCAGAGCCACATGCTATTGGCTCAGCAATCCATATCAACTGCTGCTGCCCCTGATGTCCTCCAGGGTTCCAGCGTCACTGGTGTCCGGGCCGGTTTTGACCGTCAACTTATGATGTCCCAGGCCCGTATCCGATATACCCCACTTAGCGTAGCCATGCAGAATATGCTTATATCCATATGTCGTAAGGCAGCCGTCTTGATGGAGCGTGTAATCCCCGGCCCTATTCCTATCTCCCCCGGCACCGTCCAGGACGAGTTTGTGGAAATCTCCAAAAAGGACTTCGCTGGTAATCATGCCATCGATGTTCGTGTAAACGTTTTGGAGCCAGAGGATGAAGTCCGCAAGCACCAGGATGCTGCCAATATGGTGGCAGTGGGTCTTATGTCTCCGCAGACAGCAATTCACAAACTATTCCCCGACCTTGACCCGCAGAGTGAGATGGCCCGGATTATGGCAGCCCGCCTCATGTTCTCCGATGTAATGCAAGGCTTCCTGTCCCAGGCTGCCGCCCAGAAGGTGGCTGAGAATCTGGGCCTTGAAGAAGTCCTTGAGCGTATCTTCGCCTCCATCGAACAGGGCGGTATTCAATCTGGCCGTAGACCCCCCGCCGAAACCGCCACTACAGGAAAGCGGGGTAGTCCCCAGGAACAGGGCGAGGAACGTAATATGAACCTCCAGACTATGGGCTTTTAATGATACTGGATGATGACACAATCCAACTCATGTCCGGTATTATAGGACGTGCTCTAACCATAATCGACGAGAACGTAGGTTATCATGCCGAGGATACCTTAATAAGGCGCTTACGTGCAAATTATGATAAACTGAGTATAGAACAGATACAAGCTATAATGCAAACTATGGGCCACCGTTTAGGTGAGGAGAAGCCCTGTCCGGTATGCAAGATAATAGCCCAGAAAGAATACGCCAGAAGCGAGGCCATTTAGATGTCACAGAGATTGACGGAAGAAGAAATCCGCCGTATGCGGGAGGAAGCCAAGACACGTCAGTTGCTTGGTATTCGTCTTACAGGCAAACCACTGACTCTTCCAATCCGACCCGAAGAGCGCCGTGGCCGTATTGAGAGTGCTGGCACCGGATTTCTCGGAACAACCCTCCGTGGGTTGGGAGCGGGATTGGGTGGGGTATTGGGGGGTATATTCGGAGCAGCTTCTGCCCGGCCAGGCCAAGCTACCGAAACACTTGAACGGGCAGAGGCCCGTAGAGTAGAAAGAGAAATTACCCCAGAAAAAGAGCTATCACGGGATGTTATGAAGCGTGTAGGTGCTCTACTTGATTCTATAGAAGACTCCACCGACCTCAATGAGGTCAACAAGGTTATCTCTATGGTCGGCTCCCTTATGGTGCAGGTTCCACCCGGCCCTGACCGTGAAAGGATTGCTGAACGTCTTGCCAGAATATCCAATCTTGTTGTAACTCCTCTCCGGGCTGCTTCCCCAAAGTTGCAGCAGGGTAAGGAGGCTATTACCGGAGCAGGCGAGGTAGAAGTTGATGAGGAAGTAGAGCTTCAAAAGCGATACAACGAGCTAAACCTCCAACTTCTTCAAGCTCAGATTGAAGAGATACGGAGGAGGGGCCAGCCAACCCCACCAACATCAGAGGAAAAACTTATACAACAGTTACAAGCCGGCCTCTTACAAGCACAAACTGAGGATATAGGAAGGAAGAGACAACAGGATATTGCTGAATTCATAACCGCAATAGCTGCATCCCCGTCTCAACAGCAGAGACTATTGGCGTTGTCTGCCAAGGAACGAGGATTGCCCGAAGTCCCCACAGGTCGCCAGACCGGAATCTTACAACAGCTTTTCCCCGGACTGGGGGTTCCAGAATCCGCAGCCGTAGAGGGGCCAGAAATAACCTCGCTCATCGATGCCATATTCGGTGGTGTTACGCCCGGCGGGGGGGTGCCGTTTGAGGGAGTATCAAGGGAAGCTCTCCCGTCTGCCAAACAACTTAGGGAGATGCCACCGGAGGAGCGTGCTACCTTTGACCTCCTACTCGACATCTTAGGCGAGCGCCCTGGTGATATAGAGACTCGCCTTGCAAAGCGTGCGACCCGTAAACCCGGTTTTATGGGATTCGTAAGAGGGAGATAGATGGCTGACCCAATAGATATATTTGCAGAGCAATATGGGGGGATGGATGAACGGGAAAAGGATGAATTCGCACAGTGGTTCTCCGACTGGGCAATATCCAATAAGGGTCTATCCGGTGCAATTCCCCTACTGACCCGTGCGGGAGACCTTGTAGGTCGAGACCTCACATCCGCTCTATTCCAGTCACCTAATGTTTCTCCCCTCCCACCGGAGGAGATAGAAGGCCGTATCACCGAAGCTGAGAAATCGTCTCCGTGGTATCGTCGTGGTATCCAGGGCCTCGGTGCTGCCTATAATGTGTGGGAGAATGTATTCAAAACCGGAGGTTCCATTGGCCTTCTCGCCGCCGCCAAATTGGTTCCGGGCCAACAAGAGATTGAACAACGCCTTGAGTTGGAGCTTCGTAGTAACCTATCCCTCAACTCCCAATCCTCCTACTGGGAGAAGCTAAAGGCGCATAAGGATGCCCTCCGTGACGCTTACGATAAAACCGATACACCGTGGGGCGTAAAGGGTGCTCTTGAGCTTATATTTGACCCCCTCAACTTGATAGGGTGGGGTATCGGTGCCAAGCTCCTGGCCCGTGCTCCCAAACTTCTTCGTCCTCTTATATGGCCCCTGTTCGCCATAGATGAGGCCCCAGCAAAGATAATCGGCACCTTCTTCAATGTAGCAAAAGCCCCCATAACCGGTATCTCCATAGGTGAAAGGAAGATACCGGGTGTGCTATCAAGCGCATTAAAACCCCACTGGACTACCGAGATAAAGCACCTCCAGAGTGAGATACGTTCTCGTTTCACATCCGAATTCGGTGCCGACGCCATTACACACGGCACTTCCAGAATGACGAAGGAGTTTCTTAGCTCCTGGAACCAATACCCCCATGATACCGACCCCTACTCTATCCGCAGTGTTATGGATTGGGTATCGGAAAGAATAATGGGAGTTGGCCCAGGAGAGACCCCCAAACCAGCAGGTATAGCCGCATGGGAAGAGAAGATTAAAATTTGGGGTGAAATGGAGCCGGGCAAATTTGCTGATATGCTATCCGAGTTTGTAGCCGGACTCGAAAGAGCAACTGTTATGCGGGGGGGCAAGAAATTTGCTGGTGAGGTTCTCGAAGGCACTATGCGACAGAGGCGTGCCGCCAGAATCCAGACCTTGGCTCAGCGACTCCGGCTCCAAGAGGAACAAGCCGCCAAAATCGGTCAGTCCCTCGATAATATAATATACAAGGTAATCGATAGGGGATACCTCAAGAAATTCGAACCCCTAATAATCCGGCCCTGGGCCACCGCTCATCTTGCATTTGCTGGGTTCTTTCCTATGAACATCTTAGAGGATATAGTTTCGGCGACAGTTGGAATGAGTGGTATCGGCCTTCGGGGATGGACTGATGCAGAATTCAAGTCGTCATTCAGCCACCTTATTGGTGGTGCTACTCCCCCCCTCCACATGTGGGGGGCCGAGAACGCAACTAAGTCCACCTGGGATTTGGCTATGGGCGTGTTCAAGCAGGACAAGAAAACTCCGATAGACAAGATAGCTTATCTTATGGGGGGGGTTTTCGTAGAAGCGTCTGGTAAGGGGGGGATGGCTTTAAGGAAAAACGCCTGGGTTAAGGATTACTGGGAGGAGCTTCCCAAGGTTCTCCGGGAGCTTGGAGTCCCTAATAGCGAGCTAAAGGCACTCAAGGAGGTAGTGCAGTCAGAGTTACCTGAGAGTCTGGGACACCTCCGTGAGGAAGTTGCTCAGAGGGTATGGGCGGTTATCCAGAGCGGAGACCCCCGTGCTGTAGAGACCCTTCGCAATACTATCACGGCCACCAGCATGATGAAGAAATTCCAGATGGATGCTGTCCGTGAGCTTAACCATATCCCTACCCAAGCCCTCCATATCCTGAGAAAAGCCATACAAGAGGAGGGCATCAACCGGGATAATCTCCCCCGAATCCTCAATGAAATCCGTGAGGGTTTGATGGACTGGCACAAATTCACTCCCGAAGGACTTAAGGCCGGAGTAGGAAACTTAGTGCGTGTCCTGGCCTCTAAGCCCCCGGATAGCCAGGCCAATGCCATGAATTCCCTCCGTATGATACAGCACGCATGGGATACTGTATCCGAGTTACCCCGTGAGATAAACGCACACTACCGTATTCTGGCAGACGCAACCGGTAGCCCATCCGAGAAACAGAAGCTGTGGGAAACCGCCCGTAAGATAGTTGATGAGGACTTGGGGGAAATCAGGGAGTCCCTAAACAAGGCTATGAAAGGCTCACGTGCCGGTATAAAGGCCCATATCTCCAAGGACGAAACCATATCCCGCACTGTTGATGAGATATTTGATGGATACAAGGGTATCTCCGACAACCTCCAATCCACGTGGGAGGAATACCGAAGATTCCTTACGGATAGATTTGACTCCGTTCCCCCCGCCGAACGGGACTCAGCTTTCTGGCAAGAGATACGTCAATACGGTGATGAGATATGGAGTCGAGAACGTAGGACTCGTGGCGACCTCGCCGACAAAGCTCGCACGGGCTGGAATCACCTGTTCGTCAACACACCGAAGTCCCTGGCCCGGCGGGATAAGGAGCTATACAAGTATGGCCTAAACTCCACACTTGGTAACGTGGAGGCCAGGCTGGAAGATATAGCACACGACATCCGTGTGTTTGAGTCCACGTTCAATGAGCTTCCTGAAATCGCAAAAGTCTCCCGTCTCAAGGAGATTGAGGAGCTAAAACTAACTATCCTGAAATTGAACAAAGAACGTAGCGATTTAATGAGGAAGTTGGAGAGCTTTGGAAAGCCCAGTAGACCTGCAATCCCCGAACGCATACGTGAGTATGATGATGCAATTCGGCACTTGCGGGGGGAGGTAGACCTGGCTCGTAAGGGGGATTCCCCCGTCCTGGCGAAGGTAGAGGAGCAGTTACAGGCTACAATCGCAGAGCGTGAGAATATCCTTGCCGATTATGTTCCCTCATATATGAGGAAGGAATACGACGCCCTTATCGCTCGTCGCACTGCCGCAGAAGCAGCCGTAGGCCGGGTTGAGACGGAGGCACCCAGGCCCCCAGGCTCTGGGTTGTCCCCCAAAAAACGGGCACTTCGGGAGCAGTGGTTCAACTCCGAAAAGGGCACAAGGTATCAGGAATTAAAGGAATTGGGGACGTTCAGGCGTCCCCGTGAGGAAGCCGAGCTTGAAGCCTTGGGGGAGGAATTAAGAAATTTAGGGCTAACTCCCGCAGAAATACAAAAAGGGAAGTTGCTGGACAAACTGGAGGCTAAGGCAGAGAAACTTGGCGACCAGGTGGATAACATAGACCAGGCTATTCTCGATTCGGAAGCGGCGGATACAACGGCCCTGGAAGCGAAAAAGGCAAAGCTCGAAGAGGCGCTTACTGCTATCAATAGCGAGATTAGAAAGTTAGAACCCCCCGCAGAGGTAGTCCCGGCTGTTGAAGCTGACCGCATCCTTGCTCAACGGGAGCTTAATCGGGCAAGGGCGGCATTGGGCCGATTCCAGCGCCGGGTTGAGCGCAATGAGGCTGTCTCGGAGGCCGACAATCTGACTGGGATAACCTCGGTATTGAGGGCCAAACTCTCCCATAAGTTTGATACCCTGCCTGGAACAACGGATGACCTTACCGCCTCTCTACAACGTCTCGCCGACATAGGGGATGAGGATGCCGTGGAATTCCTCGCACGGACTACGGATGATACTGCCAGGGAAGCTATTGAGCAACTCTACACCAGCATCGCCGAGACTGTAAGCCGGCCACCCCTTGAGGCCCGTGTTATGGCTACCCTACAAAAGGCACAGATTCAGGGCGACATGTATCCTGACGCTACCCTCGTAAAGTTGGTGCAGGATGGATACCTGGACAACCCAACCCGTCTCCGCTCCGGCCAATGGCGTGTGGAGATTACTGAGAAGGGCCGGGAAGTGCTTGAGGCTGCTCCACTACCGGAGGCAGATGTAAACGCAATCCTATCAGAAATCCCGGATGTTCCGTTCCGCACCGTCATTGACACTCTGATGGCCGATGTGGATAATGGTATGAACCGTCTGATACAGATTGCGGATGACCCACCCATGTCCCTGGTGCAGGAGAGGGAGGTGGGGGGGTATATAAACAAGGTAGCGAAATACCTGGATGGTAGGACTGAGTTAAAGTCCCGTTTAAACGAGGCGGGCCAGATTACCGGGAAGCGTGTAAACGACCGCTACAGCAAATTCTTTGTAAACTATGACAACCGTAGCAGTCTCGACTTTGTGATGCAGCGCCTGATGCCCTTCTGGATGTATGAAAGTCGTAGGTGGCCCCGTCTTATGGCTATGGCAGCGAAGCGTCCGGCCCTTGCCAGACAATTCACCGCCACTGTTACCGATTGGGATTACGGCTATGTCCCCACTCCTTGGGGGTTTGAATTCAACCCGTTCAAGGGCACAATCGTAGGTGGCCTGCGCCGAACCTTGATGCGGGATTTCCCAGAGCTACATCCCGGCTGGCGGGGGAATATCGAAAACGTCCTGGATGATTGGATGGGCCGGGGCGGGTTCTATCTCGCACCGCCCTTTACCGCCGCTATGAACATAGCGATGGGGGAACCTGCTGCTATTACCCCTCCCCCTATATCCGGTATTATCCACGGCCTCGCTGCTACCGGGTTAGACTTACCCTGGCCCCTGAGCCAATTTGCCTTTGACTCTCGATATAGCAATTTCATCATCGACCAGGTGATTGCCGATAAATACGGTAAAGACCCGAAGGAGATACGCCGGCTGGCGGAAACCGGAACGGATGAGGGCATTGAGATGTTCGACCTGGCCCGCCGAGAAGCTGCCCTCCGCATGATTGTGATGAACCAGGCTTCGGTGCTGAGGTTCCGTCCTGAATCCAAGCGCCAGTATATCAAGGACTCACGTGATGCAATAGAGCAATACCTGGGAATCTCCAAGGACGACCAGGATGACCTTCGCAAGCTCGCTATACCCATAGATACGGTAATACCCGTATCCCGTTTCCAACGCAAACTAATGAAAGAGGCGGTTCCCAACTACGAAGCATGGTCTGGCTCCTCCCTCTCCCTGCGCCCGAAGATAGAGCAAGACGCCCTTCGTAAGGTTGATGCCTTCTGGTCAGAGATGGAGCGAGAACAGGAGAAATACGAGAAGAGCATTGACGACCTGAATCGCCGTTTCTATGCTGGATTTACAGTAGGCCCCGCCGTGCGGGAGGAGATTACTCAGTTACAACGTGCAAGGTCTGCCGTATTTGAACGTCTCCAACAGCTACCTGAATTCGACGGTGTTCCCCTAACAACAGAGCAACAGGCGGAGTGGCGGAAACGGTTTGGTTCCCCCCCGCCTATAGTCCATCCCCTGGATATGCTACTTGAGCGGTATTACTCTGTCTCTCCCGATATGTTCACTGACCCGGTATCGAGTGAGACTCGGTGGCACGAATTCTTTGAGGTGAGAGATAAGGTTTTGCGGGATGAGGGGGGGACTACCGAGGCTCTGGCGAGACAAGCGTTGAGAGTGTCCAGAACCCCGATGGAACAGGAGCTTGAGGCTGCAACCCCCTTGATACGGCAATACTATGCAATTCGTGATATTGTGATGGAACAACTCGAACAGACTAATCCCAACCTGTATGCCGGCTATCGTGCCTACAAACAGATACAGGGACTAATCCAGATTACCACTGACCCGGCGGGGGTAAAAGAGCTTGAAAAGCAGGCAAAGAATCTACTTGCCCATAACCCGGAGTTGGCACTAATAGAGGGCAAGGTGGGTCGTGAGCGTGAAAAGATGCGGAAAGAAAACCCGGAGATGGAGTATGTATACCAGAGATGGCTTTCACGTCCCACGGGACTTCCCACTCCTATATCCCCCAGGAGACTTCCACGTCTACCGACCTTGGGGGGACAATCGTTCGGAGGATAGTATATAATACAAGGTGGAGGAATACATGGCTGACGACATCACTGGTGGAACGCAGCCTGGGGGAAACCCTGGGCAAACTGGGGTAGCCCCAGAACCTGAACAAAAGAATATAGAAGCGGAGTTTCAGAAGCGGATTGAGGATGCGGAGAAGCGGGGGCGGGAGGTCGGACGCACTGAATCCTATCGCCACTTTCAGTCGATAGCTGACAAGCAGATTGCAGAGGTGAAGGAACAGGCGAAGAAAGAAGTCATCTCTGAAATGAAGCGAGAGCAGCTTAAATCGCTCGACCCGGATGAACGTTATAAGGCTATGGTTGAGGAGGTTTATAACAAGATGTTCGAGGGGACTACTACTGTTCCTGAGAAACTTGTCACCCCTTCACCCGAAACCAACGTATCTGTTGACGATGGCGTGGAAGAGGCACGCAAGAAGATTTCTGCTACCCTCGAAAAGAGGGGGATTGACACCTCTAAGATAAATTGGGGAGACGGACTTGACCCCGGTGAGGCTATCGGAGTTTTTATTGACTCTATAACCTCCCAGAAGCGAGAAACCAAACCCCAGGAGGAACCTCTGATGGACACATCCCGTAGTGCTTCTGGGGTGATGGACATACTCAAAGCCGACCCTGTGGATATTATAAGACGTGGGGCTGGCCGGGTAAGAGGCACATTTAATTAGGAGGAAATGAAATGTCTATGACCCTGCTTGACCAGGCAAGGGGCATGAAAGACCAGGTGATGGCAGGCATTGTCCTGCAATTCGCCCGTGAGGGTATGGTTTTTCAGAAACTGGGGTTTATGTCTGTCGATGCCCTGACCCTAAAAACCTGGCAGTTGGAGAGTGTCACCGATGCCGTATACCGGACAATCGGCAACACATACTCTGAAACCAAGGATACCTTCACCGAGAAATTCGAAGGCATATACCTTCTGGGAGGTAAGATTGATATTGACCGGGCACTGCGTCTCCCCGGCCAGAAAGAGATTGACGCATACGCCGAGAACCTACTGTTGCAGAGTAAAAGGTTCATGTATGGGTTCATGGACACTTTCGTCAATGGCGACCGGAGCGTAAACCCCGACCGGTTTGACGGAATTAAGGTTCGTGTTACTGCTGTCGGTGGAAACCAGGTAGTTACCGCAGCCACCAACGGCCTGGACGTGTCTGCTTCTGCTGCTAACCAGCACACCTTCCTTGACAAGGTGAACCAGTGTATCTTCGACACGGGAATGGACTCTAAGCCCGACTTCATCGTAACCTCCCGGCAGGGCTATCTTACCCTACAGAGTGTGGCCCGTCGGCTTGGACTTCTGGATATTACCAAGGACGCCTTTGACCGGCAGATATTCGCTTATTCGGGTATCCCCATTCTGGATGTAGGGACAAAGGGAGACCAGAGCACCCAGATAATCACGAACACCGAGACTGTGGGCACCTCAAGTGCCACTACGAGCTTCTACTTTATAAGGCTCGGAAAACAGTATCTCACTGGTATCCAGATGCACGAACCCCGGCGCATCTTCGATGACATCACCGATGATGGTGTCACACACCGAGTAGTATTTGAATGGCCCGTTGGGTTGGCGACCTTCCACAACAAGAGCATCGTCCACCTTAAGGGCGTAATTCCCATATAGTTTGAAAAAGGAGGAAATAAATGCCAGGCCCCAGAGATAATGCACTGGTTCTCCGTGACGGTTCGAGTGACCTGACCGCTACCGAGACCCTTACCCTGACCATGACGGGGGGACACCCCAAGGATAGGATGTTGGCGGTAAACGTCATCGTGCCCTCCCAGTCTGGAACCTCGCCGACCCTTACGGTAACGGCGAAGTTTACCGACACCAATAAGAAGATAGAGGTCACTCACACCGACGCTCTAAGTGACGCCAGCACCTATCCCAAGCGTCTGATTATACCTCTACCCCCCACTACGGCGGCCTCGCTGAGCGTTGTGCTGACGGTTGGTGGGACTTCACCCGACTTCGGTGCTGTGCAGGTGTGGCTTGAATTGGCGGAGTATGCCTCCGTGAGTGCGGCGTAGGAAAGGAGCGAAATGGCAGTATCAGGAATCCCCGGAACCCTCGCCCTCTCTGATGTGACCCCCGGCACCGTAGCCGCCGAGAAGGTTATAATCCCCGACAAGAATAAGGGTATCGACCTTATCTACGGAAAGTCTGGGTCACACCTCGTAATCAGCACCAACCCGACAAGCTCGGATGACAAGAACGTCCGAATAGGTAGCCGTAATATTGTTCAAACCTCCGGCTCCCATAGTGCCGCTCAGATTAAGCCCAACCAGTCAGTAACCGGCACGGCCAGCGTAGTTGGCTTGGAGGTATCCCCCCGCTTCGCCGCCGGTATAGCGGGTGCAGACCTTGTGGCTATTAAAGCTGACCCCCTACTTAAGGCCGGCACAGGAAATCTTAGCGGCAAGGTGGCTGCGGTAGAAGCCAACATTGACTTTGGCACCTCCGGCACCCGCACCATCACAGGCGATGTGTCCGCTTTCGAATCATTCCTCGCTATCCCCAGCACCTACACCTATAGTGGGGACATCTCATTCCTACGGGTGCGGGCGGTCAACATTAAGGCTTGGGGACAATTCCTTAACCTCGATGATACTGCTACGGGAGTAGACACCGCCTCTGACCCCAGTGCCGCTACTCAGGATAGGTGGCTAAAGGTCATGGTTGGTAGCACTCAATACTACCTGCGTATGTATACCGCATAGTAACCAAAGGCTTCTGGGGGTTGTGCCTTAAACAGCCCCCAATATAAGGAGGAACATGATAAGCAAAGAGCTTGTCCAAGGCAGAATCCATACCCTAAAACAGCAACAGGCAGATAGTCTCGCCAACTATCATGCAGTCACTGGCGCAATCCAGGACTGTGAGTATTGGCTATTCGTAATTAGTGAGGGAAAAGATGATAACCCAGATTCTACTGGCGATGACAAAGTATAGTCCATCACTTACCCCCGCAGAAGTAGCAGCCCAAACCATCGCCGAGGAAACGTTCACCGTAACCGGCCTCAAGACTACCGATGTAGTAATCATAAACGGCCCGGCAGATTCCGGCTCAGTGGGTATTGTGGGTGCCCGTGTCACCGCAGCCGATACCCTTGGCATCCGGTTCACCAACCCTACTGCTGGTGCCCTGACTCCCACCGCCGGCACATACGTAGTCTACGCTCTGGGGGCACTTAATGGCTAAGGTTACAACAAAAGAGCGGAAGTCCCTACCCCGTGGGGACTTTGCACTTTCCCCCGGTATGGAAGAGAAGCGCCGGGGAATAGCCGGGCGTTACCCCATCCATGACGAAGCCCATGCCCGCAACGCCCTGGCCCGTGTATCACAGTTTGGCACCACCGATGAGAAAGCAAAAGTGCGTGCGGCTGTGAAGCGGGAATTCCCCGACATAGAACAAAAGCGCACAAGAGGTAAATAATATGGCACGACATATAGACCACTACAATGGCCCTGACAAAAACGAAATGCGCCGGATGCAGGCCGAGAGTATGGCTACCGACGCAATCCGTGGCTCCTCCATACACAAGTCAATGGCCGGAATGGCCGAGAAGATGATGAAGGACATGGAAAAGGCCATGCAGTCTGAGCTAAAAGAAAGGCAAAAACGGGGGCGCTGATGCCCCAACCCGATAACCGATACAACATCAAGGTTCCAGGAAGACTAACCTTCCTCTCCCGGCATCCGTCTGCCCTTAGCCCTGACCCCGACTGGGCACAGGTCGTAATTGTCGCCCAATCCGGCGGCGATTTCACTACTATCCAGGCCGCCATAGACTCCATCACCGACCAGTCCTCTACCAAACGCTATACCGTCCTCGTTATGCCCGGTATCTACGATGAGGCCGTAGCCATGAAATCCTATGTAGATGTCGTAGGAATTGATAGAAAATCAGTGCAGATTGCGGGTGATGGTTTATCAATAACTGTTACTGGAGATGACGATTGTCTATTGACTAACCTCACCATCAACCCTACAGACGTAACGTTTTCTCCCCTATCAAATGCCTCTGGAAATAACGATTTCCATGTTGAGGGTGTAGATATTTTGGGCAGTAATATATTATTTACAAGTGGTCGGATGATAGATGTCAATATAGAAGGGGCTACCAGCGGGGGGAGAAACATAATCAATATCGGGAGTAATGGGAGTAGTAACGTCCCCATATTCCACTATTGTAATTTCATACAAACCGGTGCAGCGTCAAACGGTGAGGCAGTTATGAAGTTGACAACCACCTCGTCATGGTCAGAGATATACCACTGTCTGCTCAAAAGCTCTGCGACAATTAACAACTCAGTTGTCCTTTTAACTGCTGCGCTCCCCACGAGACGGCAATTGATGGTATTTAACTCTACACTTCTTTCATCTATGAACCATAATGATGCTCTCAATAATAGACAAAATATCATATTCCACAGCGTAGGAGAATTCTATGGGTGTGAGTTTATAGGGTATGCTCTGGGACAAGCCGTAACGCCGGCTATAGTCGGTAGTGTAGGTAACGGCGGGGCCTACTTCCACGGATGCGACTTTAGAGGTGCAACACCACTCACTATCTGTAGTGGTGGTATCTTCATGCGTAACTGTGCAATGGATATACCTATCTTTGTCCAACTTAAAGAGACTTCTGGATTCTACAACTGTAGTGGAGTTACAGTAGATAGCCTCAACGCCTCCGGCTCAAAGACGCTGGATATAGTTGAGGTGGGTAGAGTAGCCGGTAATTGGACATATACAGCAGGGACATGGAGTATACGACTTGACAGCAATGGATACAGTAAAAGCTGGGGCCTAAAAGGTTCTGCCAATCAAACCTTTCTTGGTAGTGATGTTAAGGAGATGTTCATTCCCCCCTCCGCCCTGGGCACCGGACTTCATACCCTATTGGGAAATCACTCGGTTATGAGGCTTCAAACAGGTGGGACTGTGGGGTTTGAGATACCAGTAGAAAGCCAAGTGATAGAAATACTGGATGTAGAGTTTGTATTTACCCCAGACGCTACTGGCACTTTTAATTGGTCAATCGAAACCGACGGCGGTAAGGCAACAGAGTCCAGAGCCGCACATATTGACTCTGATAGTGGAGCCGGTGAATCAGGGACAGCAGACCGGTTAGACAGAGTCTCCTGCATAGATGCCTTTGACCTATTTGAGGATGACGATTTCATAGGTGCGGTTCTCACCGTAGATACATTTACTACAATCACCATAGTAAATATACTCGGCATAGTTGTAACCTACATAGGAAACAAGTGGAATAGTGCTTAAATATGACAGGACTAACTGGCTCGAATTGTAGTATAATGAAAGTATAATGGCAACAGCACAGCAGGCCAGAGCGCAACTGAGCAAAGACCTTGGAGACTATTTTGCCAGTATTACCACGTCGGCTGCGGGGGGAGCCACTACGCTCGTTGATACCCGTCTCACCGATGAGGATGATGATGAATTTGTCACGAAACGGGCCACCTTGTGGATTCTGGGGGGACAGACCGGAGGCCCTACCAGTGACGAGGAGCGGGGACTATCATCCAAGTCCGGGGCCACCGCCACCATGAAGCGTGGTTGGTCTGTCACAGTCCAGGGCAGTGTAAACTACGAGGCGCACAGGCTATTCACCGCCGAGGAGAAAGACCGGGCCATAACCGATGCCCTGAACCACATCACCGGGGTTATCCTTTTCGAGCGTCTCACTTCCACAGTAACCACTGTCGCTGACCAATACGATTACGACATATCCTCTAAGGGCTACTACCGTAATACCCCCCGCCAAGTCCATCTCGTCGATGCTGATGACTCGGAGATTACAGAACCCCTCTACGATTGGGAAATCCTCAATGGGACGACCCTACACCTGAACACCAAGATTGTAGCGGATAAGACTCTCCGTATGTTTGGTCATAAAGCATCCACCCTCACCAACCTCACTGACGGCAGTGGCCGATTACTCATACTCACCGCTTATGCCGCCACTATCTTGATTAACCAGGCTATTATGTCGTCTCCCCTCCAACAGGTAGGGAGATGGCAAACCGCCCTACAATCAATGCAGGCAAGGTATATCGAACGCCTGACCCGGTTCATGGAGATAGGCTATGCTCAGCACGTCTATAGCGATGCCCTACACCGCAAAACCACCGGCGATATACACTGGAATGTGGTCTAATGGAAGCTGATTGGGACGTAAAGATAACCCTCAGTGGCACCACCCGTAAGCTCAAGCTCCTCCAAACCCGTGAAGGTAAGGCATGGACGGTTAGAGAATTACCTCCCCCCGCTACTCCAAGCGAGGCCCAGGCCAGTAGGGAGGGTTCCAGTATCAACAAACTTCCCTTCCATATGGAGGACTGGTCATGGGGTGCCGGCCTCCAACGCTTCGGAAATAGAGACCTGCCGGGTCACAAATTCCGCCTTGATGACGGGTTTGGTATAGACCTTTCAGACCCCGGATTTATAAAGCATGGCCCCGTCGGAACGACCGTTGGCACCTTCAACTCCGCCGCAGAACAAGCTATCATGTTCCTGAATAAGGTCTGGTTCATCACCAATACCCGTGTCTATAACTACGACGGCACTTCCCTTACCCAATTTGAGGACATGTTCGTTACCCAAGCTATCAACGACATCATCGATATAGTTACATTCGGCTCCAATATCTTCGTCTCCACCTCCGATGGGGGGGGGAAGAAATACTGGAAATCGAATGGCACTGCCGCTTTCGCCGAGGTGAAGAACGTGGCAGCCTCACTCCCAACCGACTTCTTCCAGATAGTTGGGCAGAACATATGGAGAGCCTACAATCCCAGTAGCACAGCCCCCACCCTCATTCAGCGTAATGACGACCCTACGGATGGGACGGGGTGGGAACCGGCGGGGGGAATCCAGATAGGTTTTGCTGAGGGAATCAACTCCCTCTTCACGCTATCTGGGTTGTTGTTCGTGGGAACACAGAGTAGTATCTACGTGGTAAACAGCGAGGACGAACCCATAGAGTTTAACAGTAAGATGCAAACACGGCGGGGGGCGAGGGCCAATGCCGTCGTATCTAATATCGGAACCGATGCGTGGATTTCGGATGAGATAGATATAGACCGTATCCTACCCATCGACTTCGAGGCGTTCGACATTCGTCCGGCGGGGCCATTCTTCGGTTTCGACCCCGTGCCCTATACCTCCTCCACTAAACTCTCCATTACGAGTATCGCCCAAGACATGGATTTTGTATACGTGTGCGTGGATGACGGTGCATCCACATTCGTCTACAAGGGCAAAGAGGTGGAGCGGGGTCTATTCGTCTGGTCGCCACTCGTCAAAGTTACGGGAACAAACAACTTTGCGGGGGTGTTTAAACTTACCGGAGACTCTACCCCATTCCTGTATATCGGAGCCGCCCTTACTGTAGTGAAGTATGCGCTGCCCTGGACTACCTACGCTGCGTCCTGGGAGGCCATCACACCTCAGTTTACGGCGGGCGTGGAGGAGTGGGATAAGATGTGGCACACCCTTCGGTGCTACGTGGAGAATAGCGGCACAGCCAATGCTAAGGTCACTGTATATTACCGTCTCGATAACAACACCAGTTGGACTCTATTCGGTAGCACGGGCGAATTGACCGCAGACGGCCTGAATAGTATTGCCCTTACCGCCCCTATAACCGGCAAGAAGGTGCAACTGCGATTCGTAGGTTCTACCACTAATAGTGGCAAGCGGGTGAACATCCGTTCGTTTGACCTGCGTGGGATGGTGCGACCTCCCCATGCTCTCACCTATGACTTTACCGTTGTGGTGGACAACAAGGGCGACTCCGACTTCATCTATAGCCTCCGAACCAACACCTCCGCCTTCATCACCGTCGAGGATAGGTTCGGGACGGCCAAGACAGTATTCGTTCACCCCGGATACCCCATAGAGCAGGAAATGTATGATGAGTTGTTTAAACGTCCGACAAGGGCATACAATATCGTAGCCGAAGAAGTAGTATGATAGAGCTTATACCAGGAACAATAAGAGTCACGGCCCCCAGTAAAGTATCATTGTATGATGAGGATGTCCTTATTGGTAGATTCTCCAAGGTAAACTTTACGGGAGTAGGAGTCACCGTTACCGACGGTGGTGACGGTATTGCTGATATTACTATTCCAGGAGCCGTTGCCGCCGCTCACGACCTGGGTGGGAGTAGTCACAACGCTGATACTCTTGCCAATTTGAACACCAAAGTCTCGGATGCCACCCTCGATGATTCTTCTGCCTCTCGCCCCCCCTCCGGCAGTGCTGGGGGTGAGTTAGGGGGCACTTACCCCAACCCTACCATTAATACCGCACACAGTGGTTCGGCCCACCATGACGCTGTTACCGTTCCAGATGGACAGCATTCTCTTTCCACCCAAGCACTATCGGGCGTGGCAGCTTCACTTACCCAAGTAGGTCATGTTGAGCTTGATACCACCGCCGAGATAGATGCTGGAACGGATAGCATACGGGCCATGCCAGTTGACCAGTTTGTGGCCTCCACCCGTAATGTGCGCTACATCCTCTGCAGAGTGCTTGACAAAGACACTGCCCACACTGTAGATACTACGGTTGGTGGAGACATAGAGTTAACGTTTACAGGAACCATAACTGAGATTGGTGCCTACGTGGATACACCAGGGACAACTGGACTCGCCACCATTGATGTCCACCTCAATGGCACAACTGTGATGACCACAAACAAGATAACCATTGACTCCACCGAGAAATCCTCTCGCACCGCCGCAACTCCTCCTGCGCTAACTACCACAGCAGTTACAGTAGGAGACATAATCACCGTGGACATAGATGTTATCCAAACCACTGCGGCTAAAGGTCTCACCTTAAGGCTTGGCGTGAGGCTGAGTTAATGTATCTCAACTTGGCACCCTGGGAGTGGGCAACCCAAGAGGACATGTCCTTCTGGCGCGCCCCTGGTGGGAATGCCACGGGCTGTCTGGACATGCGTTCCCTGCCTCAGTGCGGGAAGCCTGGGCCTACGGCAGAGGGCTACGGCATCTTCGCCTATGAAACTGACCCTGGTAGCATAGGCTATAAACTCGGAGACCTTGGCAGCCTGGTGAAAACCCCCATGAAGAACAGTCTGAAGGCTGCCTTCGGCTTGGGTGAGAACATTGTTGCGGATACCCCAGAAGGTATCATTGCAGAGGTCTACAACCACCATGCTGACCCTACAGGGCTGCTGCGGTGGAAGCCCATCCGTGGCTCACTACGCAAGGGCAGCAAGATAACTTTGGCGGGTAAGACCATCTGGCTTTCTAAACTCACGGCCAACATCCTGTCCAACACCGTAGCGGTATTCCAGGCTGATTACCGCCGCAACAAGGCTGTGCCCGATACTCTCAGCGGACTGGACAAGGAAGTCTGGATTCAGGGCTTCCGCACGAAGGAAGAGCGCGCATCCGATACCCGCCTCACCGAGGTTCAGGCCAGGGAACGCTGGGATGATGTTCTGCGCCGTTGGACTGGCTCGGAGACGAAGAAGCTCTTCGGGAAGATGTCCGATGAGCTGTCAGCCCAGATATTGCCGCCTGAATACGCAGGTGATAAGTGGCGGGTGCCGAAGACGGTGATTGGGGATACGTTCGTTGAGGCTGCTGGGGATGTAGCCCTTAACCTCCACACTGCCACAGGCCCGAATGGGGGGTTTAGTTGGACACACGTTGATGGCGAAGCGACTGTGCTTGCTGCTTCTGATGATTTGAAGGGGCCTATTGTTGCGGCTACAGGCAACCCCTCAAGTTTCCGTGCCGAATTACCATTATCATCAGACGAGCATTATGTGAAGGTGGGTGCAGTCTTTTTCCAACTCTCAACGTCTTACGCTGGGGTGATGCTTCGGTTTTCGCCAAGTGCAGAGACAGGCATTCTTTTGTGGGCACGGAACACTGCCTCTTATGGACACTTCATCGGTAAGGTAGTCAATGGGACACTGTCAGAACTAATTAAAGATGCTATTGCAGGAGGGTCACCACCCTGGATAATAAAGGGTGATGTTGACAGCGCTGACCTTATCACTTTATACATGGACGGGTCTCCATATTTCACATCTACAGACACAACGGGGAGTGGTAACTTGTATACAGGTTTAGCACTAAGCAATGCCATAACTCAGTGGTCAAGGGTGGACAACTTTGAGGCAGGGGATTTGGGCGGGGTGACATTTGTTCCAAGGGTGATGATATTTTGAGAACACCTAATGTTGAGGCGTATCTACGAAAGAGGGGATATAAGATTCACCTTCAATCCGGGGTAATAATATCCAGAGACACTATACCCGAACATGTGTTAAAACATATAGGTGTCAGGGTTATTATCAAACGTAGAATACTGGACAAGATACGTGATATAATAAAAGGAGGATTCCTATGTCTATATACGTGGACGCAAAGACTATTACTACCGCCGGAACACCGGAGGCCTTGACTGACCGCACAATCGTGTGTAGTGCCGTAACTATCCGGGCAAAGTCTGACAATACCGGGGTGGTGTATATCTGTGATGACAGTGATAACACGAAGCTCTTTCCGGCAAGCGGCCTTGATGCGAGAGAATCGATAACCCTACCCATACAGAACCCCGCCGCCGTAACCATTGATGTCTCGGTGAGTGGCGATGGGGTGGACTGGATAGCGGTGTAATGGATTACAATGCTCTCGCCCAAATTATAGGCCAGAACCCTACCCCCATAGTCCTCACCACGGCCCAGCGTGATGCCCTGGTATCCCCCCGCAACGGCCTTATCATATACAACTCATCCACCGACCAACTCAATGTCCGTATTGCCGGTGCTTGGGAGACAATAGGCGAGAACGATGTTACCACCCACGCCGCCCTGACGACCGGTATCCACGGTGTCGGTGCGGGAGACGTGGTGGGCACCGGATTAACCCAGACGCTGACCGACAAGACCCTAACCGACCCCACCATCCAAGGCACGGTAGGTGCCGGAACGGGCCTAACCCTTCCGGCCCTAACCGCCGGGGGGGTCATCACCCTGGGGGCCAACCCCGACCTTGCGGGGTTCCTGGCAACAAACACCCACGAGTTGTTCCGTGCCCTCATGCGGGAGACGTTAGGGTTCAATGATGCGAGCGAGTGGATACAAGGCTCTGCTTTAAGCTCTGGTTCCGGTGTTGTAGCAGTGAACACCAACACCATATTTGTGGTGCAAACCGGTGCCACGCACGCCTCGTCGTATGGCAGATACGTTACCATGCGAGCGTTAAGTGGTGGTGGAAACTCACGTCTTGACTGGAACAGGAAGCTGTGGGTGGCCTTCCCCATCTACTGGGAGAGCGGGGGTAACGGCGCAAACCTTACCATGCGGGTCGTTATCGGCCAAAACAACACGATAGCAGACCTGGCGGCGCATGGCCTGGGGATGCAGACCAACGGTCTCAACATCAACCTGGTAACGTATGGGGCAAATGGGGCGCTTGCCACCGTCTCCGCTGCCACCTCCCTGGTAACGTTCGCCAGGGTGTGGATACTGATTGAGCACGACCCCGCCAGTGCCGACCGCCTCTACATCAATGGGGTGCTCAAAGCCACGCAGTCTACGGCAGGCGACATCCCCTCCACCGAGCCTGCTGCTCCCTACTATATAGTGGGCAGCATCTCACGGTCTGGTGGGGTGGACGTTGGCAACGAGCGGTTCGCCATCGGGCGGGTTGCCCTGTGGCAGGAGTTTTAGGAGACAGACATGAGGATAGAGAAGGCTCCCAAAGAAGTCCCAGTGGCGGAGCAGGTGGCAGCTATCCTGGGTGTGCCCTCTGAGACTGTTATGGTCAGGGAGGGGCCGGATGGGGTAGAGGTGGAGATTTGCTTAATGGAAACCAGGAAGATAGCCCAGAAGGGTAAGAACCCTAAGATTAAAAGTAGCAACGTGGTGGTGGTGGGTGAAGTGCCAGATGAAAAGAAAGATTATGTCGAGGCGTGGGCCAGGAGACGATTAGGTGGCTAACGGTCAAATAGCACAGGCTATACATGAAGCGTCTGAACGGTTGGCGGCGGGGGGATATACCAATGCCGACTTGGGGGATGTTATGTTGGTCGGCTTCGGCTATATGGTGGACGAGATACGAAGGACATCCCGGTTCACCATCAACTTCAACTCCCGGACTGCGTTTCCTTTGGGCGCTGTGTCCGCAGGAGCTTTAGCTGGCGTCCTTCGTGTATTAGGTATTCTCTAATATCCCGTTTCAGTTGCTTCGCCATTGCCCGGCGCTCCGCCCTGTTCCCGATGAACGGCCCCTCTACTCGCATCCTTCCCATCCCTGCTTCCCAACCTTGATGTAGATGTCCACGTTCGCCAGGTCGGGAACCTCATCCTCTTCGTCCAGGTAATAGATGTTATTAC